AATGGCTCAAAAAAAAAATCCTGAAATAGCTCGATTTAGTTTTGCTAATGGTGATATTGTACCACAGCAATTAAGTGATGTTACTGAGGAAGAAAGAGATAAGGTTGCAGCTTACGAATTGACAGGTGGCAATGTTGAAATTTGGAAAAAAGTAAAAGCAGGAACTTATGGTGAAGATTTACATACTTATGGACTTAATCCCGAATATGATTTAAAAAACAAAAAATTGATGAAACAAAAAAACATAAAGAAATATATAAGGTATAAAACATACGATGCAAAAACAAATCAATTACTAACTTATTTAGATCATACTGGAAATCGTACAGTTCTTGGTGTTAATATTGAGGCTCTCCCAAAAGGTCATAAGTTTAAAAACGCAGAAGTAAACAAACCTTTTGGTATAGAAGAGGTTTCAACCGAACAAGATAAAATTTATGACAGAGCGGTAGAACAAGCAGCTACATTTAGTAAAAAATATGATATACAAAATTCAAAGGCAAAAAGATTTGTTAGAGATGTGTATTTTAATTTTGGAATGGGTAAAGAAGGTGGAAAAGGTGGTTTTATGAATAAAATGCCCGGAGCATTTAAAGCACTAACACAAAAAGATTATCCTATACTCGCACTAGAACTGCAATATAATGATCCATTTTCAAGTAGCAAACAAGAAACAAGTTATTTTAGACCGGGAACAAATATTAATGTTAGAGCATTAGATAATATAAATATGCTAAAGAGTATAATTCCTGTTCCAAAAACAAAACCCACTCAAGAAGAAAGAGATTGAGTGCATAAAGAATTTGACAGCCACCTAGACTCCTCGTCTGGCCCTGTCTTTAATACCAACAGTAGCTACCCACAACATAGTGGCCCTGCATGGAGGTGAAGATGACTGATACAACAAATCAACAAGTAGAGGAACCAAAAAAGAAATCGCCTACCCCAACACCATATATGGGTAAAGATAGGGTTTTTGAAAGTAAACAAGAAATTACTAAAGAAGCAGACGCATTGCGATCTACAGAAACTAGTAACGAAGAATTACCAGAAAAAACCACAGGCACCAAGCATGATTACAAAAAGCGATATGATGATTTAAAATCACATTATGATACAAAATTATCTACATGGAGAAAAGAAAAAGAAGAAATTCTTACTCAACTCCAAACAAATAAAAAATCAAATGTGGTAATGCCAAAAACACCAGAAGAAATTGAAAAATTTAAACAAGAAAATCCTGATGTTTATGACGTTATTGAAACTATCGCAAGTATGAAAACAGACTCCAGAGTACAAGATGTTGAAGAACATTTGAATATTCTACGAGAAAAAGAGTTTGAGCTTGAAAGGCAAAACGCACAGAGAGAACTTTTAAATCACCACGCAGATTTTCTTGAACTAAAAGATAGTGAAGATTTCGTTGAGTGGCTAAAAGATCAACCTGATAATATTGCTGAAGGTGTCACTAAAAATGCCACAGATGTTAGATGGGCCGTGAGGACTATTGACCTTTATAAACTTGACAAGGGTATTGGTAAACCAAAGTCTAAATCTAAAAAACCTAGTGATGCTGCAAAAGTTGTAAAAACAACTACAGCTTCGCAAGACATTACAGATAAAAATCAAGGAAAAAAGATTTGGACATATGAAGAGATTTCTCGATTAAAACCGCATGAATTTGCGAAGCTAGAAGAAGAAATTGATCTAGCAAATCGAGAAGGTCGAATCAGAGAACAATAATATCAATCAGATAACTTTTTAAAGGAGAAAGGTTATGGCTTTTAGTACAGCTGCTGGTTACGATAACCTCGTTAATGGGGCTTTCGTTCCTAGCATATTTAGTCAAAAAGTTCTCAAGTTCTTCCGTAGATCTTCGGTTGTAGAAGCAATTACTAACACCGACTATGCTGGAGAAATAGAAAATTTTGGCGACACAGTTAAGATAATCAAGGAACCGACAATCACAGTTTCTGCTTATCAACGTGGAGCAACTTTAAATCCACAAGATCTTACAGATACAGAAATTACTCTTACTGTAGATCAAGGTAATGCTTTTTCATTTAGAGTAGATGACATTGAAGAAAGACACAGCCATCTTAATTTTGAGTCTTTGGCAACTTCTTCTGGTGCATATGCTCTTAAAAGGCAATACGACTTCAACGTGCTAAGTAACATTAACTCAAATGCAACTACAGATACATCTAACTTAGGTGCTGCTAGTTCTGCTATATCATGCAATACTGGTAATGAGTGTGCGAACTACCTTAGTACAGCTGCTCGTTTACTTGACGAAAATGACGTTCCAGAAGAAGGAAGATGGTGTGTTGCACCTCCTCAGTTTTTTGAAATACTTCGTCAAGCTGACGCTAAGTTGATGGATTCAAGTGTAACTGGTGAAAATCAGTCTGCCCTTTTGAATGGTGCTGTTACAGCAAGACAAGTTCATGGGTTCACACTTTATCAGTCTAATGCTATTGCAGTTAGTTCCGCAGGTTCTTCTGCTACAGCAACTTTTGGACCATCATCTACAAGTGGTGAAACTAATGTTCTTTTTGGTCATATGAGTGCAGTTGCTACTGCATCACATATTGCTAAAACAGAAGTAGTTCGTGATCCAAACAGCTTTGCTGACATTGTGCGTGGTTTACACGTCTTTGGAAGAAAAGTTCTTAGACCATCCGGAACAGGATTTACTGGAGTTCTCTCTGGTGTTCCTGATCTTAACACTTAAAGGGGAGTATATATATTATGGCTACATATAATGCAACTCATAGTAGTGGTGGAACAGTAGGTCATCCTGCTGGTGCTGCCAAAGCCTATGTTATTACTTCTCCAGTTTATGATGCTGTTGACAATACAGACTTAGAGCAAGGCGACATCGTTCAATTAATAGATCTACCTGCTGACACAATGGTTGTTGGTGGTTGTATCGAAATTCTTGAAGCATCTGGTAATGCACAAATCACTTTTGATGTGGGTATTACAGGTGGTGATGTTGACGCTTTTATTGATGGTGCTGCCTCTAATGGTACTACTGCTGTCAATTTTGGTGCTCAAAGTACAGATTCAGCTATGACAAGCTCTGCTGATACACTAGATCTTCTAGTGATTGATGGTGGTTCTTCTAAAACTACTGCATGGAGATTCCGTGCTCACGTTGTTTTAGTTGACGTTTCTAAAAATCCTGTTGAGTCTGCTACAGTTTCAACTGGTACATAGTATTATATTAAGGTTTCGGGGGGTTCCTTAAAAACCCCTCATATTTTACCTCATTGCTGAGTTCAAATTAAAGAGGAATAGTAAATGTTTTTTATTAAGTTACTTACAGAAGAAAATGTTAAATATTGCACAAATGCAATAAAGAAGTTAAAGTACAAAGATGGTAGTTTTACACAGCCTTTAAATAAAGTATACAATGTAAAACAAAATCAAGAAATACTTGGTGTACCAGAAAATGTACGAAAATATTTAATTGATATTTTTTATAATCACGATTTTATAGATTCAGTCTATTGTCCAAATAGAATATCAGTAAATTTTTATAATAAGTATCAAAAAGATGATTTCTATGACCTTCATGTAGATTCATTTAGAGCAACACCAAAATCAAACAATGTATATTTTGACTATGGTTTCTCTATAAATTTAACAGATAAGTATGAAGGTGGAGAATTTTTTCTTCAAACAGAAGTAGGACCAATGTCGTTTAAGTTGGCTTCTGGAGAAGCAGCAGTTTTCCCAATTATATATCCGCATGGTGTAAATAAAGTTACATCAGGAATAAGAGAAAATATATTAGGTTGGTTTTCATCAAATGTATCGTATGAGCAATCTTTTATTTTAAAAAATTTATACGATGTACAAGCACATCTAAAAGGAAAAAATAAAGAAAAGTTTGTACAAACCACACTAGTTCAATCATATTTAAAAAAAGCGTGGGGTAAGTAATGATATATAAATTATTTACCGATGAAGAAACAGATAATATACTTGCAAGACTTAATAAAAATTTTGTAGATGGTAAAAAATCACAAAAGTTAAGTAATGTTTACAATATAAAAGAAAACAAAGAAACAGTAATTACTCCTAAAATAGATGAGTACATAGGTAATATATTTAAAAATAAAAAAGCTATTAAGAAAATATATGCACCTACAAAAATAAAAAATAGAATTTACAATAACTACAACACCAACGATTTTTATGATTACCATGTAGATTCTTTTCAATCATCTGATAGTAAAATGCTATACAATTATGGTTTTACTATAAGTTTAAGTGATGACTATGAAGGTGGAGACTTTGTTTTACAAACAGAAGCAGGTGAGATAGCATACAATATTGGTAAGGGTCAGATAGTAATCTTTCCAATTATCTATCCACACAAAGTAACACCAATTACTAGTGGGCGTAGACAAAATATTATAGGTTGGTTTGAGTCTAATATTACTTATGAACAATCATTTGTATTAAAAAATTTAGAAGAAATTGCAACTATAAATTTACAATTATTACAAAGTAACACAGAACAAGTTTTATTTAAAGAATTATTAATAAAGACCGCATTAGTTCAAAATTATTTAGTAACAAAATGGGGTTTTTAATTTTTAAGGGCAGGTAATGGCAGAGAAGAAAAAACGTAAAGGTGATATGTCAGGGCTAACCCAAAAGGGCGGTCACTTGCGTAAAACTAAAGAAGGTGCTGGCATGACTCCTAAAGGTGTAGCAGCATATAGAGCAAAAAATCCCGGTAGTAAATTACAAACCGCTGTTACTGGTAAAGTTAAACGTGGATCAAAGGCTGCTAAAAGACGCAAGAGTTATTGTGCAAGATCCGCAGGGCAAATGAAAAAGCATCCTAAAGCTGCCAAAGATCCTAACAGTAGATTAAGGCAAGCTCGTAAACGATGGAAATGTT